TCTCCATAAATAGGCCATCATATCCTTGGCGATTGGTCTTGGAAATTTAGCGATCAATTTCTTTCTATAATTCTTGTAATTCTGACCATTCTTATTAATCTTGTAATTTTGACCCTGAGCGTTTTTGGCGTGCTGCAAAAGTCTCATACCATGATTAAAAGAATCCGCCTGATTTACAAACTTATTGAACGTCGCCGCCGTCATGATAGGGCGTTTAGCGTTCAGACGGATGGCCTCGGCGCGAACTCTGGGTGAGAATATTTTATGGGCGTTGCCTACTTTACCCGTCTTCAAGAAATTCACGGAACCCCACTGCTTCAAGTTCTCCAACTTATTCTCGTTGTTATACGTGAGCGGTCTGTACGACTTGGGCAGCTGACAGCTCGGTGAAATTTTGTTTGTAAATTCCTTGCGGGTGTACATGATGACATCAAAACCCATTTCCCGTGCCACACCCGTCCTGTACGGCTGGCTGACCGTCATGAAGTAGCGCTCGAGCTCCGTTTTCTGCCACCATCTACACTCTATCTGGGTAGTTGGATAATTAGAATTACATATGTAACCCTTACCGTTCCGGATGGCGCAGGCCCACACGTGCGGCATCAACTCCGACGCGAGAGAAGGAGCGACGTATACTATGGCGCCAGTGAGATCGTACCCTTTTTTTTCCATCAGCAAGTCCCTCATCTTATACGTGTGGCCGCCACCGCTATACATGAGGATAGGGGCTGTCCAGCTATTATTCTTGAACTTGTAACGCCACCTTTCAGCATTCAACATTCTGAAATCACGCCCTACGCGGAATCCCAAGTGACCGAGGATGGCGGGGAGTTCCCACGATGGGTGAGCGCCACTCGTGCCTTTGGATTCTTTTGTAGAGTTGGCGCGCCACTTGACGTTCTTCGTCAGGTATGCGTTGAGACCCGACTTGGGAATGAGCCGACCGGGACCGCCCACGGCGCAGATGTACTGGTTCAGAAATTTCCAGAAATAAATAGCGCTCGTCTTCTTGACCGCACCCTTGTATGGGCACGGCGCGTTGATATTTGAATTGAAATAGGCCCGTTGTCTGTTAGACAACGTGGGTAAGGTTTCCTGAAGCTTCTGCCACAGGATCTTTAGCCCGTTGTCCGACGTCAGAAACATGTTGAGCGACGAAAAGAACCAACACGTGAACCCCGTCTGGCCCACGCCTACGTTCATTACTCTATATCAAGTTTTTATTTCTGATGTAAAATTATATGAACAACGTGAACACAGCCATCGGTATCTTGGCCACGAATAGTAAGAATTTAATATCAAAATTCATATTACATCTCAATACTGAAGAGAGAAACAACTTTATGAAGAACGGCACGAACAGAAAAGAGTGGATAAAAAGGTGGTTACGCAACAGGCGCAACTATAACAACGAAAGAATAGCCAACCTAGTGGCCAAGTACAACACCTCGTCGGCATTTAATAAATACGTCAATACACTCAGTAGTATTAAGAACTCCAATATGTCCCTGCGTAGGTTCATGTTACCAATTGCGAGTGGAGGCCCCTACGTGTCTCTGAGCGTCGGTAATAAGGGCTATATTCAATTGGAACCCGTTTGCTCGAACAACTTTAACAGGGGGGTTTATGTACACTACGGCGTGACTAATAAGAAATTTAGAGGCCAGAAGATAGGGTTCAGATTACGCAAGGCGGCGGTGAACGCCTCGCGACAGTCGGGAATTCCTCTTTGGCAGGTTTCACAGAACATAGAACGTCTCGTGAAGGCTGGGAACCTCCCGGTTTCAGGTAAAATTATGAAGGCACTGGGAGCGACCCAGATCAATTACGCACCCCCGTGCCGCGCCGAAAATAAGCGTGGCGCCTATAACTACGCGTTCGTCGTGGGAATTCCGAAGCGCCCGACCCTTAAGAGGCCGCGCTCGGTCGTCGTCCCTAGAAGACCCCGGTCCGTTATGAGACCCCGGTCAGCACACTAGGTGCATTTCTTGAAAAAAATATACATAAAAATATATGAATAGATTGTTTTCAGGAAACTCTCGTAACAAGAATTTCAATAAAAATTTGCAAAAACTTGAGTACATCATCCTCTCTTCCATGCGTCACAATAGCCATAAAAAGAATTATAACGCCGCGGCGACCCTACTTGTGAGTATGATGAAGCCCAAGGTGAATAAGGGTAACATACGGTTCGAGCAGAAAGAGAACTTCAGACGGCAATATGGTAAATTTGCAAACGTTGTGAACAATAGGGCGATTTCAAGCTTTGCACGCAAAATAGCAAACGACCCATACCAGATGAGGTCTTATTTCAATCGGAAAAACAAAGGGTACAGTAATGGCTTTCTAAACGTTCTCGCGGGCAAGCCCCGGGTCAACACGCGTCGGCCATCGTTCGGGCGGCCAATCACCGGGCCAAACCTGGCAAGACGCCCACCTCCTCTACGGGTGAACCTGGCCCGCCGTCCTCCTCCACCGCGTGTGAACCTGATACGTCGCCCCAACCTTTCAAGACGGTCGGGGTCGTCGTGCGCGTTCAAGAAGCTGAACATCTTCGGCAGACCTGTTTGCAAGTAACTATAGAAATCTTGGACATGACCGAGACCTACGGATACGATTCAATTTTGGAAACAAATTAAAGTTGGAAAGTTCATCAGAAACGCACTTCCTGATTTCTTCTGCGATTCGAGTTAAAGTATACATGGCCAGAGCGGGCTTGTTGCCCACCAGCCAGCGCTTCTTGAGAAGCTTCACGAGTGGTCTATCCATATTGTACAGTACAAGATATTTACCTTTAGTCTGCGATAAATATCTTTGACTGTAGTAGTAAATGTGGTGGTTGGCGTTGATCGTCATCGCCATCATGTTGATAATTTTAAAAACAAATTCATCGTTCACACACGTGTCTGAAATTCCCAGGATAATATGGACGTATTGGGACAGTGACGAGCTCCCTGATATTATACAAAAGTCTGTGGAAAATTGGAAACAGTACAGTCCTGAATATGACGTGCGCGTAGTCACCCCCAAGACCCTTACTCAATTTCTACCTGAAAAAGACTTTTCAAAATTCTGGCCAGGTGATATAGTTCAGAGAAAGGTGGACTTGATCCGTTTGTATCTGGTCGCCAAGTATGGTGGTATATGGTCGGATGCATCAATTGCTGTGAAAAAGAACCATTCGGAGATTGTTGGTACCGGTCACGACTTCATGGGTTACTACCGCGAGGCGTTTACAAAAAATAAGGAGAGACCCGTGATTGAGAACTGGTTCTTTGCCGCTCCACAGGGTTCGGATTTTGTTACAAAATGGAGGGATGAGTTTGAGAGGTCGGCGAATTTCAATAAAATTCAAGACTATCTGGATGACGTCAAGGCCAAGGGGGTTGACTTCCAGAACATGTCACAGTCTAACGCAGAGTATATGACTCCATATATATCTGCACAGGTTGTCATGGCATCACATGGTATCAAAAATATGAGACTTGAAAAATCCGATGATGGACCTTTCAAGCACTCAACAAGCGCAAACTGGGACCCTAAGAAGGCTATGGAGTGGTTGTGCAAATCAGATGACCTCCCAGATATGGTTAAGATTTACGGAAATGAACGCCGCGCTGTTGAAGGTGATCCGTCGCTCAAGTGTATGTACAAGGTGTTTGACTAGACCCATACACCCGTTCCCAGGTGTCTGGCATATATGTCCTTGTTCTCAACGGGTGGGAGTTTATTATAGTTCTCAAATTGGGCCCTCTTGAACTGTTGAGTGTGTGACGGGGCAAACAGTTCGTACTTGAGGGTGTGTATGTATTCTCCAAGTTCCTTTACAGCCTTTATAATTACATAGGGACCTGTAGCATACACCACAGTATCATGATTTTTATTATCATCTAAAATTTTAAAGACCCGTTCCCAAAACGGGTGACCTTTTGGACTCGCCATAAGCGCATTTTGATGAGTTTCCATATCGTCTCGCCCATCATGTTTGTACGGAGATTCGGCTATAGACACTTTGTTACCGGGTATGAGGTGTTCAAAGTTATTCACACACTCGTAATCCATGTCCGCATACATGCCACCATATTTGTGTAAAATAAAGTACCGAGCCGCATCAACCCTCTTGATCTGTTGATCATACCCCTTATAAGTTTCATAAAACCATGGATAATCAGTTTTTATGATACTTTCAAGGTCATCGTCGTTCCAGAACATGTACTGCCAGTCGGGAAACTTCTCCTTCCATGAATTTTGGCACAGCTTCCACACCTTGGGCCACTTGGTTTCATCGGCTGGAGCCGTCTGGTGGATGATCTTGGGCACGCCCTCGTCAAAGTTGGATCTATTTGCCAACAAAATTAAAAGGACGACGAGAAGACCCGCTAGCACCACCCACATCCACTCCATACTACTATACGAAATCATAATTTTCTGTGATGCGCGGAACTGAGCACTTGGTGTACCGCTTTGACACCGCATCCAACGTGGTGTTCACGTGCGTCTTGAGCTCTTGGAGAGAGTCTGCCAACGCACCCACGTCTTTCGTTTGAACAAGTGCTTGGAAAAGGTCGTTCAAAACCTCCACATACATGGCCACAACCTGTCGGATGTCAGTCTTGCGCTGCCGAGCCTTCTCACGCTGCTGAATTTTCTTCTTAAAATCATCCTCGCTGAAATCCCCAATCATAAACTTGATACGAAGATCCCTATTATCCTCGCGGATGTTGACGTCGTATCGTGGCATGAGGACCCATTGGCAGTGTGCACGCGATCTATGGGCTGCTGATATAATGGTCCAGACGTGGCTGTTGCGGGCCACTATGCGCATGATCGCCGTCAAGTCGGGAAATCCACCGCACGGCACGTCACCTGGATTGCGCGCAAGGGTTCCGCGCGCTCTCATATACTCGTAATAATGGGGGTTATGTACTGTGTGCGTCTCAACGCGCCCAGTGCGCCAGCTAAACGCCGTGTGACACTGCGTGCACCACATCTGATCGCAACCGTCAATCTTGAAAATACCCGCAGCGCATTTGGGGCAGTTGCGCGAGTCCCGAGCGAGGAGCTGAGCCGTCGCCACATTGTTCGGATCGCACGTATGGTCGGCATCCTTGTCCTTGCCCTTGACCTCGTGACACTCGGGACAGGCCCAATTGTCGCACATACCGCACTTCCATGCAGTGCTCAGAAACCCACGACAGTCTGTGACTGGGCATGCGCGCACAAACTGACGGCGCTCAAGATGGTGGCCAC